ACCGTAGCTTACCGACCGGTCGGTATCTGTGTTTAAGGATTTTGCTTCATTTTGTTTTCGTGCGTGTCGTCTGTTTGTTTGTGTTATGATGTAACTATCAACTTCAAGGAAAGGAAAAATAAAATGGAAAATTATAAGCAAATCGCAGGGGAATTGGGCGTTAATGCCGAGGAAGTGCGTGAATTGATGGCACGCGCTTGTGTTGATTGGTGAATTGAAGAGGGGAATTGACATGTGGTATTTTATTATTACTAATGATGGTTTTCAGGTGTTTGAGGTTTTGTCTGATTGTGTGAAGCCGAGTAGGAAGCATTACACGTCTACTCTTAAGGCTTCATTAGACGGTGTTCTGTTTCATATTCGTGCCGCCTATGAGGGCATGGATGTGAGCGTTGATATTGATAATGCCACGTTTGCCCTTGATGGTACTATGGTTGGAATGGTTAAGGTGGTGTTGGTATGATGATTGGCATGATTGTTGCTGTCTGTATCCTTTCCGCGTTGTTCCTTGCAATGGCTGCTACAGTGTTTTGCGAGTTGCCGCGTACTGCTTGTGACGTGTTCTGCTTTTTGGCTATGCTTGTTGTGAGCGTGGTTACTGTATTGGTTTTTGTCGTGAAAGGTTTTTGAAAATGGTTAAGACTGATATGAAAGTCGCTACGTTTGACTCCCCGTTTGTGGGGGGACGTGTGGAATTGTGGTTTTGTCCTTACGGTGAATGGTACGAGCTGAGGTATGCTGTCCAGTTCCGTACGCCGTGTGGCGGGGTGTGTGGCGGGTCGGCCTTGTGTGCGTATGATGCGGGGGACGGCTCCCAAGTGGTTGATTTGATGCTGGACGCTATCGACATTGCTCAAACTCCTCTCTTGGATAGGGGTTGATATGTATTTTCGTGGTTGGATCCATTCGTGGGTGTGTGGTGATTGTCCTAGTGCTGACTCGTACTGGCGTTTAAGAGCGTTTTGGGCTGGGGTGAGACATAGGGGTAACGCTTTTACGTCGCCGAAACGGTGTCCAAGTACGGACCTATGGTTTGACATGTGGTGGCTCGGTGTCGAGTCTACTGACGAGGAAGTGGAGTTTTGACTATGTATGAAACTTTTGTTGCATTGGCATATCTGAGACATGGTGATAAGCCGCCTATCGAAGTCGGCTACGCCATCTCATATGATAAAGCCGCCGAGCTGGTGCGTAAGTGGGCGGCAGTGCCTTCTCGCACGAGGAATATCGCATATTTTAAGGTGGAAAGAAGGTATTATGTTTGACCGTGGGGATGACCGCACGCCAATATATCGACTGCGCCGGTTTGATGATGCGATCATGGAATCATCTCGTATCGTCAAGGCTACGCGGGGGCATACCCGTGAATTGGGTTTGAAACGGTATGATATGGGTTATGGCGATTTCGAATCGTGCTGTAGGGCGGTCAATATGCTGTGCGAACTGTGGCGGGAAGCGCCTAGCGCATGGTTTACGCAAGCGGTGATCACTGTCTCGCAGATCTGTGGAAGCATGTGTATTGGTGATGGACTTGTCGCCGCATTATCCCGCACGTATGACGTGGAATATTTGGATGGCACCGTGAATCCTCCTAACCTTATTGCATGGTGTGCGGTCTGTGCTGTCAAGGGGGCTACGTCGTACGACTGTTGTACGGTTTTCGATAGTCCACAGGCGCAAAATCTGATTATCTGTGTGTATAAAAATTTTGACAGACTGGACACGACTCGCTATAATGATAACGAGTTAGAAAAAATCTTGACATAAGGGAGGTAAAAATTGGCTAGAACCAAGGTTGACATTTTCCGAACAAGAGTGTATGCCGTGCTTAAGGGCATGGAGCTTGTTGACGGTGATTTTATGGAAGCCGAGCATGTTATCGACGGGCGTTTGAAGGATGCTCGTGCGTATTCGATTCGTGCGAAAAAACTGTTTCCTAATTTCATTCCACGGTCTATTAATATTTTTTCGCAAAAGGTTTCCATGAATGAGGAGACTTTTTACAAGTACGCTACTTTTGAGGAACCCCAGAAATGGAACCCCGAAGAACATACAAACAAACGACATGCCGACATTGAAAATAATGACGGCATGTGATATAAAAGATTTTAGGCATAAGCCTGAAAACAAAAAACAATAACCATAAGGGAAGGTAAATATCATGGAAAACACCAACACCGCACTTGTTGCATTCAATACCGAATCCACCGAACTCGGAACCGTCCAGCATTTTATCGACACTTCCACCCGCGAAGGTAAGATCAAGCTCTACTCGGCATTGCAGAACGCCGAAAAGCTCGACGAACACCTCAACGAACCGTTGAACATGGTGAACGCAGTCGCACAGGCCGTACAGGTCACGGACGATCAGACGGGCGAAATCTCCAACACCGTGCGTGTCATCATCGTGACCGATGATAACAAGGCGTACGCCGCCACCTCCCCCACTCTCGCCGCTGGCCTGAACACCATGTTCGGTATTTTCGGAACCCCGAACACTTGGGACGCGCCATTGGCTATCAAGGTGGTGGAACGCCGTTCTCGCCGTGGCTTCAAGTTTTTCAGCATTGAGCCGGTGGACGAGCAGGAAACCAAGTGAACTTGCTATAATAACTGAGTAGCGTTCGTTCATAGAGAGCACCCACTTTGGGTGCTCTCGCCATCTAAAAAGGGTGCGCACTATGTCCCGAAGCCGTAAGCAGAAGCATATTAAGGCACGTCAGGCCGCGCAAGCCCGCGCCGCGCGTAACATCAAACAGCTTGGCGCTTACTCCCACTCGAATCTCGCCAAAACCGCAGACCAGCAATTAGTCAATATCGCCAAAACCTTAGGTAAGGAATGGGAGCGGCAGAAGAAACAGGCCATAGCGGAAGCGAAGGCAACCCCTTATCGCGCTACCGCCGTGGAAAAGCCGACGAAAAAAGATTACATGTTTGCCCAGCGCACGCCCATCACCAATGCGCAAATCGACGCGGAACCGGTGGCAAAACGGCGCAAACTCTTAAGGCAACAGCAACGGAAAATCAACGCGGCACGACAGAAGATCAACGAATGGAACAAGGCGCAAGCCATGCCCCAGCGAAGCGTGTTTGATCAGCGCGTGGCAGAACTTGAAGGCAGTACGGGCGAGGGTTTCGGACGTAATCAGATCATCTCGTCAAAGCTTACGGACTTTTTGCAAATGACCAATGTGTTGAGCGATGAAGCGTTCGTGCGCAGCCAATTGGAGAGCGGACACCGGAACGAACTGCGCGAACAGATGCATGATGTGGCTGAAATATTGGGATTGCGCACCGAACGGAAACGCAAGCCGTCCAAAAAACGGAACAAACAGGGTAAAGGCTTGTATGGCGATCATGATTGGCCGTCCTATATGACTCGCGGAAGGTACGAGATTTTCGAGAAAATCTTGGCTACCACGCTCGGCTCGAAACGGTTGAAACGGTTCCGTCAACTGTCAGCCGCGCAAAAACGCGCGTTAATCGAACAGACAGACGCCCCCCGTATCGTGTTCGATTGGACGGTATATGACCCCGTCCGCCATGGTCTCACGTCGGTGTTCCGGAACAACAGCGAGGGATATCAGCGCTCACGGCGGCAGTTCGACCGGTGGCTGGCGGAAGCGGGCGCACTGGAAAAGTAGCGGTCGGCAATCAAGGGAAGTTATACTATGACAGTGCAAGACAATAGGGTGGGATTATGGTGTGCGGATAACGTCATACGATTCACGGGCGGAACCGCATTGCGTGATGTCATCCAACCTAATCGCCTTTTGGCGTCCATCATGACAGGCGGCAAACTCACCGTCTACGTGACTAATCCAGATTTGCTCGACCCCTTTATAGCGCACGTCGTACACGCATTGCCCCACAACGAACACAACGCTAACCTGAGCTGGGATGCCATAGTGTCCAAAAAGGGAAAATTTTTCAGCCTCACGGTGCGTATCGACCGTAACAATTCCGCACGATTTTTCGACATATCAAATCTTTTGCGCGAAAACTGCCGACTCACCATGACCGACACGCAACTGCTCAATATTCTGCGTGAATACGATACCCGTGGCCTGTGTAAGATTACGGCAGGCGGTGCGAGTATGGAAGCGTTCGTGGCCGGTGAGTGGAAATGGTATTACGACAAATTCCCACAATTGAAACCCGAGGATAAAAAATCATTGCATGACGCCTATATTGGCGGATTCATGACCGCAAAGGAAGGGGCATATGACAAGGCCATTGACGTTGACTGCAACTCCATGTATCCGAGCATTCTACGGGATGAATGGTTACCATGGGGCGAACCAGAACCGTATGAAGGCAAATACGAAGAAGACAGCGACATGCCCTTGCATTGCGACGAAATCACGTTCCGCGCGGAACTCAAACCGGACGGATACCCATTTTTGCTAGACAATCGTAGTGTCTATGGACTTAATAGGCTCACTTCCACCCGTGGATATGTCACGCGCGTACTCACCGACATTGATCAAGAACTACTCTGCGAAAACTACAACGTCACCGTATACAAGCATGTGCGCGGTTGGAAGTTCAGACGCTCCAAGGGCTTTTTTCGTTCGTTCGTCGATGAGTGGGGTGACTTGAAACAGCGGGCGACGGGCGAAAGTCGGCAGATGGCGAAACTGATCATGAACGCTCTGGTCGGGAAAATGGCTAGCTTACCCAAGGGTGCCGTCATGCTCCCCACCTCGCGAGACGGTATTACATTAGACTGGGATATTGCCCAGCGTGAGGAATCGAACTTGAAAACCGACTATCTGCCCGTACCCGTATGGGTGAACGCATATGCGAGGAAAAAGCTTATGACCGTCTGCCATGAGAACTCAGGTCGGCTACTGTATGCCAATACGGACGGTTGTATTTTGAGTGGTTGGGAACCGGTACGATCATGCGAGATTCACCCGATCGAACTGGGCAAATGGAAGATCGCCGCACGGTACGAAAAACTGACTATTCTCGGCATGAACCGATATCAAGGATGGAGGGAGGACGGGGAGGTTGACGTATGTATGGCCGGAAACATGTTCTCACAGCCTATCCCCTACGAACGGTTCCGGCATGGTGTGCAAGTCGTGGACGATTACGGAACAATGGTCATGCTATAATACATATTGTCTTGTGAGCGTCGATTTTCGACTGGGAGCGACATAGGTTGGACTGCCTCGGCTGAGAATGCCGCCAACCATGATTTGCTACCGTGGCGGTAGTGCCCTACGATCATCACTTTCGCGCTCTGTTAAGACGATTCAGACCCTCCGTGATTGGAGGGTCATTTTATTTTGCTTGTGGCATGATATAATTTTGATGGAAACATTGTCGATAGATAGGAGCTTGCATGGCAGACCCAAACAATGAGAGCGACGAAAACACCACCCCGCCGCCAACCGAAGAAGAACAGCGGACTGAAACCGTCGATGACGAAATCAGGCCGAAAGAACCTGAGCCGGAACCGGAACCGTCCGAGCCGGACGTGAGCGCGCGACTTGATTCGATCGAAAAGGAATTGGCCGCGCTCAAGGCTATGATGGACATGCTCGGATACACTGACCCCACCCCGTCCGACAATGACGGCGACGGCGACGAAACGCAAGAGTCCATCGAAGATTTGTTCGACTAAATAGAAAGGTATAATAATGTCCGATATTCGACCATTGGCGGACAAGGGTGACGTTGAGATCTTCAACGCCGTCCGAAACGCCACCTCACTCCAGTTCCAGACTCGCGTTCCATCTGCAACGCAGGGCAATATTCGCAATGCGGTGGACACCATGCGCAACTTCCCTTATCTGCGTGACGAATTCACCGGTGTCCTCATCCAGCGTTTGATCGGACTCTATATCCAGCACGCCGACTGGGATGACCAGTTGAAGTTCATCGGCTCCCCCCGCACGCTCAAGCGGTATGGCTCCACGTATGAGCAGGCAGCTGTTGGCTTGGTCAAGGCTCGCACACGCAATTTTAACAAAGAATATTTGGGTGATGACGTGTATGGCCGTTACTCGCTCCCAACCGCGTCCGTATTCCATCCCCTTACTTTCGACCACTACTATCCGGTCACCATCCCTGAAGACGCGCTGTTGACCGCGTTCGATGGCGAGTCCGGCATGTCGGATTATATTGCTGAGATCATGAACGCCCCTATCCTGAGCGATAGGAACGACATGTACTTGATGAAAACGCAGTGTTTCGCGGAATACGCACGCAAGGGCGGCTTCTATCGCGTTCACACTCCGGACGTTGGCAAGGCGGATTCCACCGAAGCGGACGCAAAGGGATTGTTGCGCCTTATCCAGCAGGTGGCGAACGAATTGAAGGCGTCTCCAATGTCGGCCATGCCACGATACAACGCCATGTCTTGGGTGACTCCATGGCGCGACAGCGAAGCGATCTTGTTCGCCACGCCGCAGGTTATCGCCGCACTCAACGTGGAAGCTCTCGCCGCCGCCTTCAACATCGACAAGGCTAATGTGCCGTATCGTATTATCCCCATCCCCGAAGATATGTTCGGTATCGGCGGACAGGGCGGCAAGGTTCAGGCCGTACTAACTACGGAAGACTTCTTCTTCTGCTGGGATGAAATGTTGGAGACCTCCACTTCCCCCGTGAATCCGATTGACGGCACCCGCAACATCTTCTACAAGCACCGTGGTTCCATCACCCCTAACCCGTTCGCCAATGCCATCCTCTTCTGGACTGGCGAAGGCTCTTCTGAGTCCGTGACGTTGCCGGACACGCTCACCACTTCCACGCCGGTGTTCGAGCTGCGCGTGAAGAAGTACGGCCAGAACGCCGTCACTCCCGAAAACGTGTCCCGTGGCGACTTGGTGCAGGTAGTGTCTACCATTACGAGCGCCAACAAGGAGTCGGCAACCTTCCAGCCAAAGGGTATTACGTATGCTGTCGAGGGTGCGACCTCCCAGTTCACCTCGATCGATAACGACGGTATTCTGCGTTGCGGTTTGGACGAAACCGCCGAAACGCTTAAGGTTACCGCCCAGGCCACCTACATCAATCCGGCCACGCCTGAGATCGATCAGACGGTTTCCGCCGCACTGTCCGTGCCAGTGGTGGGCGAATGGCTGGGAGGTTGGAAGACTGGAGCCATTGAATCAATTGAGATTCAGGGTGAAAAGACGGTCAAGATCAACAACCATACCGCGCTCAAGGCTATTGCCACCAAGACTGACGGCAGTAAGGCGGACGTGACCAATCTCGCCACGTGGTCAGTAGCCCGGTACGCGACCATCACCCCTAACGGCGTATTGACCGGAACCGGTGCAGGAGCGGCCAACGTCACTGTAAAGTTTGCAGGAGCGGAGGGGACGGCGCAGATCACAGTCACCGGCTGACATTAGGCGATAGCAGGTAAAATAGGTGCGAGAGGATAATTCTCGCACCTATTGTTTTTAGGAGGATTTTATGGGCGCAAACGATCTGTCCATCAATTTCAGCTATGCAAAATGGACACCAAACACCCGTTTTAAACTTTGCAACGTGCCGTGGGACATGGGATACAGGGATATCGTCAAATGGGACAGGCAATCCCAGAAGGACTATTTCGACCGGTTGGAGGGTATCGAATTCACCGACTGCACCATGGCGAAATACGGTCTGCCGGTACGGCTGCCAGTGCCTTTTGCGCAAGCAAGCCAATACAACTACTTGATCGCAACGAACGACTACGATTTCGATACCCCCCGCAGTTGGTATTATTTCGTGCAAACCTGTGACTACGTAAACGCCAACACCACACAGCTGAATCTCCAGTTGGATGTATGGCAGTCTTTTCAGCATGATATTCAGCTCGGTAACGCCTACGTGGAACGAGGGCATGTGGGGGTTGCGAACGAAAACGCTTGGAAGGACTGGGGTAAAACCTACCTCGATCTGCCCGAAGGACTCGACACCGGCAAATGCACCGTACTCACCAACGAATCATGGAAGCCGTTAATGGGCGTAGTGGACGGTCATAACCTTAAATTCGGCGTCATCATACTCTCCACCACCTCCCTATCCGTGGATTCCGGCACCAAAGACAACCCAACCATCCAGTCAGCTGGTGGCAGCTTTTTCGAATCGCAGGCAAATGGAACGGAAATTTACTACCTCGACAACCCACTGGACATTGGCAGGTTTTTCGACGGTGGAGCAACCTCACCATGGGTGACACAGGGCATTTGCGGAATTTTCGCGGTACCGCCACTGCCTGACAAGCTTACCCACTGGGGTGCGAAAGTCACGAAACTTTTCGGCAAGGACACGCATTTTATCGGCAATTGCTGGAAAATGGGAGCAAGCGCAACAGACGGTTCGGACAGATACGACGATATTATCAACATCAAAGATTTTCGTACCATGTTCCAACTCCCCGAACGCTACCGGTACCTGAAAAAGTTTCTTACCTCCCCTTACGCCTATGTCGAATGCTCGTGCCTTAACGGGACCGTCATTGCATATGAGCCTGAGCAGATCCCCTCCGCTGATCTGATTATCCGTGAATCATGGAATTACGCACCGCCGTCGCCCCGCCTGAACTTTTATGCACGCGGCTATCATGCAGGAAGTCTTGGAGATCGTCAGCCATTGCCAAACGGGCTCGGTTTGCCTATCGATACGGGCGAAATGCTCAACGCGTCCTTTGGCATCACCAATTTTCCAACGTTCATGGCCGTCAACAACGGATCCGCCTTGGCGCTTGCGAACAGCGCCTACACACGCCAGTACGCGCAGCAAAGCGCGGATTGGGGGTATCAGAAAACCCAGATGGGCATCAACAATGCTTACGCTCAGGCGCAGATCGGGACACAGTATGCAAGTCAGCAAAACCGGCTCGGCACGTCGAACCGGAACGCCTTGAACGCGATCAGCAACCAGAGTGCGCAGATGGGCACCGATCTGACGTTGAAAAACCTTGGATTCAACAATCAAATGGCACAGCTCAACACTATCGGGTCGGGTGTGGCAAACGCGGTTGGTTCCGCCGTCACCGGCAATATAGGAGGTGTGGCCGGTGCCATGGCGGGCACCGCGATAGGCGCATGGACGAACCAGCAAACCTACAATAATAACGTCTCAACCGCCAACCAGCAACTGGCGAACACACAGACCACCAACAATGCCAGCACCTCACAGGCCAACGCCTATAGTCTCGCGCAAACCAACCTGTCCAACCAGCAGGCCATGCAGCTTGCCGACATGAACAAACAGCTTGCGCAGGCGACGGCGCAAGGCGATTATGAAAACACGATCGCCGGTATCAACGCGCAAGTGCAACAGACGCAGACCGTGCCCCCTACCACGTCGGGCGCGCTGGGCGGTGACGCCTTCAACCTGGCCAATGGCCTGATTGGTGTCATGGTGCGTTTCCGGCAGATTCCACCGGCAGCCATGCAAGCGATTGGAGAGGTGTGGTTAAGGTATGGCTATTATGTGCAGCGGTTTATGAGACTGCCGGATAATCTTATGGCCATGAGCAATTTCACATACTGGAAGCTGCATGAGCTGTATGTGCGTAGCTCGACGTGTCCGGAAGAGTACCGCCTGACCGTCAAGGGCATTTTTGAATCCGGCGTGACGGTATGGACCGACCCCAACAAGATTGGCGTAACAGATTATGCGGACAATGTGCCACTAGCCGGTATCGCATACTAAAGGGTATAATGGAGAGAGCATATTAAACTCTCTCCATTATTATTTTTTTAGGACGGTGACCATGGGTAAACGTAACAACGCACGCAAGGCCGCGCACTGGGACAATCAGAGCGTGCTCGGCAGCATGTGGGGCAATTTGAATCTACCCGAAATGCGACAATCGTTACGCATTAATCAGTATATGAAATTGATCGAAATGTTGGCCGTAAGCCGATTCAAGTGGATTAACCTACCACCATATATTGATGAAAGATATTTGGAATTGACTTTGTTTGAAAACGGTCTAGCTCTCTTTTTCCCAGACAAGCGCAAGGGCGTGAACCGGTTTATGGTCACGTCAGGCAATATCGGTGGGGTAAACAATTATAACAACCCGACATCATTTCAGCCCGTGGCTGCCGGCTATTCACACCCGCAGATCGGAAGCAAGGAATGCGTACCCATTTGGGACAACCAATTACGGTGCACCATGATCGATGTCATGTGGAATTATGCCATGCGATTGGCTATCGCAGACCGCGCGTTGGACGTGAATTTGGACAACATCAGTGTACCGTTGATTATCGCCACGTCCGAAACCAACAAGCTCACCGCGCAAAATTTGATGAAGGCTCGTGAGGACGGCGATCCCTATATTTACACCTACGATTCGGCGGACATTACAGGCATGTTCCAAACATTCCCCAACGTCACCCCTTTTCTTGCTGACAAGATCATCACCACGAAAACCCAGATATGGAACGAACTCGTAAACTACTTGGGTATCGACAACAGCACCACCGAGAAGAAGGAGCGGTTGCTTGAGTCGGAAGTGACGGCAGGAAACTCGCGTACGAACGTGTTCCGCCTGAGCTACCTGAAATCACGTCAACAGGCGTGCGATACGATCAACCGGTTGTGGCCGCAAATGGCCGACTCGGGATATCCTATCGGCATCGAATGGAACGACACCACGTCCGGTGGTCTATTGGATGTGGAAGGCAACAAGGAGGAAGAATAATGGCACAGGACTTGAGCATGTACGCCATCAGGGACAGCATGGCCGACTACACGTTGACGCTCGGCAATCTGATAGACCGTGGCTTCGATACGGACGAAAAATTGCATTTATCCTCGGAGTATTATCCGATTTTCGACGAAAACTATAGGGCGAAATTGAACGATAAAATCGTGGCACACTACGCACTGCGCGAAATCGGCAGTGAAACGCCGCAAATGTTCGTATTTTATTTGGGGCGTACCATGCGCGAACAAATGGACTATTTCAACCAATTATATTTATCTGCACAACGCAAGTTCGACCCGTTCATCACGTCCGATATCCGACAGGAGATGGATTCGACCAGCGTCAACGAGTCGAGCGGCAAATCGTCGGGCACACAATCGAACGAATCCACCGCCAACAGCACGTCCGACACTACGGCCGATAATTCGTCAATGACTTTTAATTCGGAATTTCCGCAGACCCGTATTGACGATTTTCGAAAGTATGCCACCACCGCATCGCAGACGGATTCGACCGGCAATACGCATACGAGCACACAGCAGGACAGTACCGCCACCGCGACCAGTACCAGCAATACCGACTACGCGCACTCCTCCGATAAGGGTAATAGCGTGTCGCATACGCTCGGCACCAGCGGTTCACAATCCCAGCTTTTGCTTGACTGGCGTAACACCATGCTTAATATTGACATGATGGTAATCAATGCGCTGGAAGATCTCTTTATGGGCATGTGGGGCGGCGGGGATAATATGACCAACGTACCACAACTCTACAGCACGTCGTTAGCCTATAATCTCGGCCACTAGAGTATACTTAAAAAAGACAGATTGGAGGATATATGGACGGAATCAACACGTGCGCCGCCCCCTTGGATATCGACCCGCGACAACGGTATTTCACGACGGTTCAGCCGTTTTCGTACCGTGATACGTTGACAGTGTTGGGGTATGTGCAGGAGATGGCCGAGCATATCGACCGGCTCAGGGAACAGCTCGACAATCTCGCCAAAGACGAAAACGCCGACGTCGAGGCCATAAATAAAGTTCTCTCCGAGATCGCTGCGTGGCGGGCCTCAGTCGATACCGCACTGGATGATCTCGCGAAAAAGATAGACCAGTATCAAACATCATCGCTCACCTATAATCCGACAACAGGACAATGCGAGGATTCCAAAAACACCGATCGTGACATGTACCGCGAATTGGCTGTATTCGGAGCACGGGTAGACCAGATGGCAACCATGACCACCGAACGGGCCGCACAATATGATTGCATCACATGGGCGGTTTTAGGTAACCACGATATTTTCGGCAACAAAGAACCGAGGGTAACCCCCCGAGAAAGGACGGTACGGCAATGACCAACGTTCAATACAATATGACACGACACCTGGCATTACCGCTCTATACGGACGATACGCCAATGGACTTGCGAGATGGCTATAATAATTCCATGCGTATCCTGGATCAGAAAATTCACCATCTCGAAATTCTTGTCAGAGAATCTAAGGGGGTTGACTGATGGGAACCGTCTACGAAAAGACAGGCAATTACCAACTGGCCCTATATGGCGACAATGACCCCGCCGACCTGCGTGACGGCTATAACGGCTCCATGCGCACCATTGACGATACGCTCGAAAACCATTTGAATCGCATCGAGGGCGTGGAAGCGCGTGAAACCCATGACGAAGCGGTCATGAAGGCGCTGCTTGTGGATAACACGGTGGATAACGCGACCGCTGCGAAAACCAAATGGGATAAAGCGGCTACGGACGTGACCGCCGCAGCAATCAAGGCCGACAACAATAGCGCCATTCTTACCGCGCTCGGCGCGGACACCACCGCTCACGCCACCGCCAACAAGACGAAATGGGATAAAGCAAGTACGGATGTTGTCAGCGCTAACGACGCTATCGCTCGAATCCTCAAGTCGCTCTCACAGACCAACGGCCACTTGGTTACGTTCGGTGACTCGTACGGGACTAACGCGGATAAGACGCGCGAATGGCCGACCGTACTCAATATCCGACTGGGTGAAAATAGCGTACTGCACAATTACTGTATCGCAGGAGCTGGCTACACCGCACCCAACGCCACATTCCAGTCCGAGCTTAACAACGCAAAAGCGGACACCAGCTATAACCATGATAAAGTCGGCTTAGTGGTGATCGCAGGAAGCCGCAACACCAACGATGGGTATTCGGGCGCGTTGCGTACCGCCGCCGTAAGCCTATACGAGGGGGTGAAACGAGAGTTCCCGAACGCTCGAATCATTGTAGTACCCATGCTATGGGACTGGGCGCCAGTATCAAATTATTGGCGGTACAATTCCGCATCCTGTATTTCCGCTGCCCGTGAGGTCGGCGTGGAAGCGGTGCCGTGGGCCTGGACATGGAACTTGGGTAATAACACGTATTTCCCGACCGGCGATATCCACCCGAATGCGGACGGTACCAACGTGATCGTGTCCTACATGCTTGATTACATCAATCATAACTACACGGGACGTACGGAATCATATTCGTGGCGCGACTCAACCAACACTCTCGCACTGTTCACCGTCAACGCTTCAGGAGGGCTTATCACGTTCGGGTGGCATCTTGCCGGCAACGTCACCGCCGCTAATTTCGTGGACATTAAAAACGCATTGCCGAAATGGGCCGAACGCGACAAAGATTCCACCAACGAGCCGGACGCATGGGCGCTCATGGCATCCAACGGCGCGAACGACGCCACCCTGTTTAAAGTGTTGGGGTCTGAAGATCATGTGAGTGGCATGTTCGGCATCCAACCGTATACTACTACGGGCTCTCATGGTTCGCCGAACGGGTTGATGGGTGGCGGTTTTACCGTCGCATGGTAATCTCCATGCTGCCTTAACGATAGCCATATCGCCTATAATGGTGATATGGCTATTACTTTTTCACAGTGGATCGATCAGACTAAAAACCGTTTTTGGGATATGGATGGCGCGTACGGGGCGCAATGTTGGGACTTATGGGCTAAATATAGCATGGATATGTACAGTATGTCCATACAGGATTGCATTACCCCTACCGGCTATGCGGGAGGCTTGTACACGTCATACCCGGTATCCGCACGGTGCGAGCAAGTGTACGAACGCATCCCAGCGGACGGGTATTCGCCGGTGGCTGGTGACGTGGCAATATGGGGATACGGCACCTATACTCCCTACACTCATGTGGCGATAGTCGCGGCAAATGGTACGAAAGACGGGCAGATCTACGTTATCACCCAGAACCCGGACGCCAGCGCGTTGAAATGGTTTCCCGCCGCCGGACTCTTAGGTTATCTGCACCCCCGTATCATGCCTGAGCCGGATGTCGATAATCCGACCGGTGACAACAATCAGGGACACCCCGACACGGCGCGGGGCGGCGCGTGGATACACTGGCAGGGCGACAATCTATACTTACACGAAACTGACAACAGCGGGGCGCGTACGCGCATTTTCTATAAGACTACGGCCAATAATTTTTCGGAAAAAGCGTCACAAAGTCAACCGTCCGACTCGCAAGGACAAGGGCACCCGTCAAGCTCGACGTCACCGGAAAACTCGTACGCCTTATACGTGATCGGCACCGTGGAAGCTGGGCTAAGGTGGGATGCGGTGGAAGCCGCCAATCTGCAAGGTATCGGCATTGCCCAATGGAGTTTCGGACGCCGATTGCAAGTATTGAATGCCATGAAGACTGCAGACCCCACAGGCTATACGGCATTCAAAACCGCCGCGCCGCAGATCGCCGCATTAATGGAGAGCGGGGGAGATTTCACACGAAACCTCACGCAAGCGGAAGCTAGCGCGTTCCAAACATGGGCGCGGCGTAGCGAGTCGCATGAGGGGCAGCGCAAACAGTTCGCCGAAGACTATGCCGGATATCCGCAGGAATATGAAGACGATAAAATGCAGATCCTGTGGGTGACGGCATATCACCAATCACCCGCGAACGCCCTGAAAGTGCCTAAAGCGTCTAACCTCGCCCAGCTCAAGGCCAATATTCTCGCCACGTACCCATTCCAGCCGTATACTAACCGCTATAATCAGGCGTATTCACTGCTGAGCGTGTGGGATGGAAAATCGAATCCGCCCGCATTCTAAACATGTGATATAATAAGAAATGTCGGCATGTGATGACTTCCCTTGAGCCGACCAGTACCACAGACAAATGGGGAGTATGACGGTGGTCATGACGTCATACTCCCCATTATGCATAATGGAGGTGAGCATATATGGCATTGCAGACATTAGCCGAAGATGATTACTATGATCTGCATAATCTGCTCACCCGAAACGCCCCATGGAATTTCATTATCGGCGCACGAGGACTCGGCAAAACGTTCGCCGCCAAACGATACGGCATCAAAGAATACATCAAGCACGGTCACGAGTTCATTTATCTTAGGCGTACGGACGTGGAACAACGCCGCAAGGAAACCTTCTTCAAAGACATTCAAGAGTTCTTCCCCTCGTACGAATTTCGTGTGAATGGTGAAAAAGGACAAGTACATAAGGCGTCATGGGATGAAAAGGACTGGCGCACATGCTGTTATTTCGTCGCATTGTCACAGGCGGGCGGGCTGAAATCAGTGGCCTACCCTAAAGTGCACTTGATTATCTTCGACGAAATTTTCCCCGATAACCTCAGATTTTTGAGCAATGAGGTAAACAGTTTTTCCGAGTTTTACAATACCGTCGATAGGTGGCAGGATAGGACAAAAGTATTGTTCTTATCCAACGCCGTGCAAAAAGCCAATCCTTATTTCGCGAAATACCGGTTGGACATTGGTGCCCAGCAAGCGAACCAGCAGCAATACAAGTTGTATTGCGGGGGGTTCGTGTGTCTTGAATTGGCTGATTACGGCGGATTCAGCGCAAAAGTCGCCAAATCAAAATTCGGCAGATTTTTAGAGCAATACGATGGCGATTATGCGGATTATGCGATTCGCAATAAATTCCGTGACGAATCGGACACGCTATTAGCACCCATTCCCATGGACGGGGAGCTATCCTACGTGTTGGACACTACCGACTATGCTCGATTCGGCATTTGGGCTTCTGTCTCCGAACGCGACGGACACGTTTCACAATATGTTTCACGTCGCATTCCCAAAGACAACACTCGTCCCATCTATACAATAGACCCCAATCATGTTGACGAAAAAACATGGTACGTCAAAAAGTCGGATGATATTATAAGGCGACTCACCACAGGCTATCGACTGGGTAAAATCAGATTCGACGATTCACAAGTCAAAGCCGATTTTGGGTTGATCATCGGAGAATTGCTAGGAAAATAAGGAAGATAATATTAATGACAATGACAGCAACGGACGTATGGTGCGTGTTCGCGGTAATCTTTTTTACCATTGTGGACTATGTAACCGGCATTGCAAAAGCCATACTCAACGACACACTGAGTTCACGGAAAATGCGACAAGGACTATGGCACAAGTTCTCCTACCTCATGCTTACCCTAGTCGCCTATTTCGTAGATATGATCAATCTACACATAGATCTCGGACTGCCGGTCAGCGTATTCGTATGCACCGTAGGCGGCATTAGCCTGATCGAACTCACCTCGATCCTCGAAAACATTACCGCCATCAACCCCGAACTAGCGGACGCACCATTCATGAGCGTATTCGCAAATAACACTACACCCAAACACAAGAAGGAAAACCAACATGAACATCTCTGAATGGATGAACAACGTAAACGGAAAAATCATCGACATGGACGGAGCATACGGCGGGCAATGCTGGGACCTATGGAGTTCATACGCGCGAAACGTATACGGCATCCCAGCCGCCGACACCAATACGATAGACGGATACGCCGCAAGCGTCTACACCGCACGATACGACCGCTCCCGCGCCCTACAGGACACATTCAGCCGAAAGGGCGCCGACCATACGCCGGTTTACGGTGACGTGGCATTTTGGAACGGCGCAGGCATGAACCATGTCGCCATTGTCATACAAGACAACGGCAACGGCACACTCAACACCATGTCACAAAACCCGAACAAGGCAGGATACGTGACGATCAGCAAAAACGGCATTATCGGCTACTTCCACCCGCACTCAGCGAACGCACCAGCGCCAGCACCAGCACCGGCAAACAATAACGTGACCATCGTTCCACGCACCTACAAAGTCAACGTTGACGCACTCAACGTACGCTCCGCACCCTCAGTCAATGCAGAAGTAGTAGCCCAGTATCACTACGGACAGACAGTCAACCTATCCGAAGGCGGTGTGATCGCAGACGGATACATTTGGGCACACTACACAGGCGGCTCAGGCGCAACACGATACGTAGCACTCGCACCCGCCGACAAATCAATGTGGTATCTCGTATTTGCCTGATTAACGGTATAAGAAAGCCCCTAGGTTAGAACCTAGGGGCTTTAATTATGTATCAGTCGCCATCATCAATCGAAACAGTATATTTACGGCACGGGCGACCTTTCTTGGAACAACCTTTAGCAACCATGCCGATATCATAATCGTTACTCAATAAAACCTCCACAATAGTCTCAAGCGCTCTACGGAACGAAAGAGTAGAATCATCCTCCAACCCGTTGTCGGAAACGAAACCTCTCCAAACACCGTCAATAATCACCTTATACCGATTGTATTCCTCGAACTCGATAACATATGCAGTAAGATTTAGCATTTTTTCCTTTCCTTGAAGTTGATAGTTACATCATAACACAAACAAACAGACGACACGCACGAAAACAAAATGAAGCAAAATCCTTAAACACAGATACCGACCGGTCGGTAAGCTACGGT